CGAATGGAGGCCCGGCGAGGCGTGGATCCCTTGGGGTGAGGTCGAAGCTGCCTACTTAGCTCCTACGATTTCAGCCGATGGCGCGACCGCCAAGTGGCCCACTCAGATCGAAGTGGCGTCTCGCTTCGGTATCACACTCCAAACTCTCAGGGAAAGGGCCGCTGTTGAGAACTGGCGCGACCGCCAGAAGGCCATCGAATCCGCTTGGTGGTCCGACCGTGGCCTGGAAATCAACCGCGAACTCGGCCACCTGTTCTCCTCGGTTCGGCGGCAGGCGTTCGTGGGAGGCGCTCGGGCTGTGACCCGTGCCGCCGCCATCCTGGAGTCCAAAGAGGTCGACTCCGCCACTGGCGTCCGCGCGACCGTGATGCTGAAGAATGGCTACGATGCCGCCGCCCGGGCTGTCGGTATTGAGACGCCTGCGCAGGCTGCCTCGTTCGGGGTGACCCTAAACCTCGCCGGAACCGAGAAGGCCGAGCCCGGCGGTGGTTCACTCTGGCAGGTTCTCATCCAAGCCCGCCGCGATGCTGTCCCCACTGTGGACGCCTTCGACCTCCCCTCGCCCCTCCCCGCCTCCCTCGCTTCCACCCGGTGACCCTTGCCGAAGCCCTACCCATCCCCGGCGCCCGCCTATGCCTTCATTTTCACGCTGCTGGCCCGGATCGCCCAGGAGCACGGCTACTGCCTCGCCCTCCACGGCTCGATGGTCCGAGATCTGGATGTCGTGGCCGTGCCCTGGGTCACGGGCTGCGCTCCGGTCGGTGTGCTTGTGTCCGCCCTCTGCTCTGCCCTCGGCGGCTTCATGGATGATGGCGAGCCCCTTGGCGGCTTTGACCAGCGCGCCCACGGCCGCCTCTGCTACCGCCTCCGGCTGAATGCTGGGCTCTATGTCGACCTGTCCGTTCTGCCCCCCCACGCAAAAGGAGCCACTGTGACCATCCCCGCCGCCCGCCGCATCTCCATCGACTTTGATGGGGTGATCCACTCCTACACTTCCGGCTGGCTGGGCGCCACCGTGATCCCCGATCCCCCGGTCGAAGGCATGGCCGATGCGATCCGCCGCCTGCAGTCCCTCGGCTGGGAGGTCGTCTGCTGCTCCTCCCGGGCCCGGTATGCGGACGGTAAAGAGGCAATCTTCCAGTGGCTCCTCTCCAATGGCTTCCCCGGGCTGGAGGTCACCTGTGAGAAGCTGCCCGCCGAAATCTATGTGGACGACCGCGCTGTCCGGTTCGATGGCTGCGTCCCGGAACTGCTGAACGCCATCGACTCGTGGTCTGGCCCCTGGAACCGTGGCGCTCAAATCGTCCCGGCTCCCCCTCAGTGAACCCCCTCGACCCCTCGGAGTTCGATTCGCCCTCGCTCCGGGCCCTGAAGGCGGCCGCCCGAGACAAGCTGGCCCTACTCCCCTCGGACCCCGGCGAGCGGGCCCGGGTCATCGGCTCCAAGGCGGACTTCTTCGCTGCCCAGGCGCTGTGGATCCGCCCCAAGGATCCCGAGTCCGGCCTGTCCCCCTTCGTCTACAACCCGATCCAGATGGACTACCTCGCGGGGCTCCGGCAGCGGTTCCGGCTGCACCCTGGCGTTGATGTCTTCCGGGGTATCCGCGACATCATCCTCAAGCCCCGGCAGCTTGGGTTCACCACCTTCCTGGCGTCCCTATTCTTCCTCGATGGCCTGTTCAACCCTGGCCGGAACTGCTTGGTGCTGACCCATCTGGACAAGGTCTCCCAGAAGGTGCTCGACATTTACCGGGCCTTCTACGACTCCCTGCCCCTGGAACTGAAGAAGAATGTCCGCCTCCGCCGCGCCTCCGCCCTCCACCTTGAACTGGAGTTCCTGGACGAGAACGGCAACCCCGACCCCGTCCGCATGCCCCCCTCCAGCTTCATCGTGCACACGGCCGCTGGCTTCGACCTTCGCGGCATCACTGTGCACAACCTCCACTGTTCCGAGGCCGCGTTCTACGACAATTGGCTGGAACTGGTTCGGGGTGTGTTCCAGGCGGTCCCCGCTTCGGGGAATATCGTCCTTGAGTCCACGGCCAACGGTTTCAACCACTACAAGGATCTGGTGGACGGCGCCCTGAAGGGCTCCGGCGTCTGGCGCCTCGTGTTCTACCCGTGGTTCGCGCACCCGGAATACTCCATCGACCTGTCCGGGCCCGAGGCCGCCGCCCTGGAGGCTTCCCTGGACGCCGAGGAGCGGTCGCTCATGCTGGAGCGGGGTGTTTCCCTCGGCTCCCTGGCTTGGCGCCGCGCGAAGATCGATGAAATGTCCGGCTCCATCGACTCGTTCCGGCAGGAGTATCCCTCGACCATCCTGGACGCGTTCCTGTCGTCCGGCCGCCCGGTCTTCCCCCCGCGCCTCGTGGCGGAGAACTGGGATCTGGCGAAGAACGCCCCGCCGCCCGAGCGCCGCGATGATGTGACCTCCATCTGGGCCCCGCCCGAGCCCGGTGGGATCTATGTCCTCTCGGCTGATCCGGCTGAAGGCATCGACAAAGGCGAAGGCGACCACGCTGCTGAAATCGGCGGCACGGACTACTCCTCTGCCTCGCTCCGGGATGCGCGCACCCTGCGCACCGTAGCGACCATCCATGGCCGGATGGAGCCTGCGGAGTTCGCCCGCCGCTGCGCCGCCCTGGGTCACGAATACTCGGATGCCCTGATCGTAGTGGAACGGAACAACCACGGACACCTTGTCCTGTTCGTGCTGGAGGAGGCGTCCTACCCAAACCTCTACCGCCATCAGGAATATGACGCGGCAGGGCAGTCTTTCTTGAAGCTGGGTTTCCCGATGACCGTGGCAACCCGCCCCCTGGTGATCGACTCGCTCCGGGAGGTCGTGGCCCGTGGCGCCATGGCCGACCCCGACCCCGGCTTCTGGAAGGAGGCGCTCGTCTTCGTCTACAACCCCGCAGGCAAGGCCGAGGCGATGCCCCTCCGGCACGATGACCGGATCATGGACCGGGCAATCGGAACCTATATCTGCACCCTCGGTGCGAAGGCTTGGGGTGCCTCTGGTGTCCTCCGTGGCGCCGATGACGCTGGCTTCCCTGTCGCCCGTGCTGGCTCCCCCGTGGCCGAGTCTGGCACCGTGGCCCCCTTCTCTGCCTCCGCTGGGGCTGGCCTGGATGCCTTCGACTCCCCCACGGCCGAAGCCCCCCACAAGGCGTTCGCCCTCGTGGCCCACATGCACTCGGCTCGTGAGGTCAAGGGCGCCCCGCGCTGTGAGAACTGCCACCACCTGACCACCCGAAACGGCGCCACGCTCTGCGGCATGCAGGGGTTCCTGGTGAAGCCCGAAGACCCGCCTTGCCCCATCTGGGAGCCCAAGGATGGCGGCTACAATGACGAGGAGCCCCCCCACCGGGTCTTCATTGGAGGCGAGTGATGTCTGAACCCATGAACGGCGGCCGGATGGAATACCAGCCTGTGGTCAATCCATTCGCCCACCTTGGGCCCGAGGCCGCGACCGCCTACGATCCCCGCGCCTCCGTGGACGAGGTTGACGATGCCAACGCCCGGCTCATGAAGCTGTATGCCGCGAATGGCTCCGACTCGGTCTCCCCCTCGGCCATGCATATCCTGTCGCAGTTCGCCGACCTTCAGCGTGGCGAGCGGTCTGCCGAGGACATGGTCGCCAAGGCCATGCGGCTGGTGAACCCGGACGAATACCCTGGCTCCTCCCAGGAGGGCAAGGCTCGGACAAACTCGTGGGGCTCGGAGTTCGGTCGCGGCTATTTCAAGTGGCTCCCTAAGCGCGGCGTTCAGCTTCCCGTGCTCCGCGCCTTCGCCCGGCGGCTGGAGGTCGCCCAGGCCATCATCCGAACCCGGAAGCGGCAGGTCGACCGCTTCTCCCGAACCTCCCGCTCGGCTGACGATATCGGCTGGCGGCTGGTCATGCACGAGGAGCATGCGACCGCTGGCGAGGGTATCCAGGATGAAATCCGCTGGCTCACCCGCGTCCTAGAATGTGGCGGCCGCGAGTTCTCCCCCTCCAAGCGCCGCGAACTGAAGCGCCAGGGCATGACCCAGTTCCTGCGCTACCTCGTGGACGATGGCTTGACCCTCGACCACTCCTGCGTGGAACTCGTGGGCCTGCACGGCGTCTCTCGTGGCCTAGATTCCTGGTTCGTCCGCCCCTCGGACACCTTCGCCCTGGCGAACAACGATGGCGCCGAGCGCCTTGAGGACGGCCGCGCGGTCTACGCCTATCAGGTGCTGAACGGTCGGGCCGAGATTCCCTTCGCCTATGACGAACTGGCGATCTTTGTTCGGAACGCCTCGACCTGGGCCGATGAAAACGGCTACGGCTACTCGGAATTTGAGCAATCCCTGGACACCCTGAACAACATCATTCAGGCGATCACTTTCACGAAGCAGGGGCTCAACGAAAACGCCGTCCCCCGTGGCGTCCTGCTCGCCTACGGCAATTTCGATATGAACACCCAGAACGCCTTCAAGGCCGCGTGGTCTGCGAAGGTGCGTGGCGTCCAGAACCAGTTCGGCGTCCCGGTCCTCTTTTCTCGCGGCCAGCAGGGCGCCGTGCAATACCTGAACACCGGGCAGCCCTTCGATGAAATGGCCTTTTCCAAGTGGATCAGCCTGAACATGACCGTGATGGGCGCCATCTTCGGCGTGGCCCCCGAGGAGGTTGGGTTTGAAGGCTTCACCGCCGAGAAGTCCTCGCTCTCTGGGGATGACACCTCGGAGAAGCTGGCGGCCGCGAAGGACAAGGGCCTGCACCCGCTGCTGAAGGATGTCTCGACCTTCGTCACCGATGAAATCGTTTCACGGTTCTCGGATCGGCTCCGCCTGGAGTTCACCGGGCTCGACACCGACAACTCAAAGGAGCGGTGGGCCGAGAAGCTGAAGCACATGACCATCAACGAGGTCCGGGGCATGTTCGACTTGCCCCCGCATCCCATCGGCTGGTTCGGCGACCTCCCGGCCGACCCCTCGGAGCAGCAGGCGGAATTCACCCGCATCCAGGCCACCGCGACCTTCGGCGAGGCCCGCAAGATGTGGGGTGGCATGCCCGCCTATCCCAGCCCGATCTTGGAAGAGGCCCCGATCAATCCCTCCATGGGCGCCCTCTACCAGTCCGTGCTCTCCGTCCCCGTGGATGGTGGGGATGGGCCCGGCGGTGAAGGCGGCGAGGATGGCGGCGAAGACCCGACCCAGGCTGGCGACCCCGCCCTCGGCTCTGGGATCACCCAGCGGCTCTCCGAACTCTCCCAGGGCTCTGCCCCCTATGAGACTCTGGACAAGGCCAAGGCGAACGCCGGGGTTGAGGAGTAGCCATGGGGGCGGTGAAAGGGCTCCGCGTCCCCGACCTTAAGGGCAAGATCCGGCTCCTCGGGAACGGCGAGCATGCCCTCGGGATCACTGACCCATGGACCCCTCGTGGCGCGTTCTGCTTCTTCACTGATTCCTCGGACCTGTTCCTTCGGTTTGTCTGTCCGTGCGGCTGTGGAATCATCCACATGGTTCGCGTCTACCGGGGCTCCGACCCTGTCCCGTCCATCGCCCTCGGTCCCCGCTGGCTATGGGATGGGAACGAGCATGCGCCCTCGTTGACCCCCTCGCTGAATATGGATCGCTCTTGCGGCTGGCACGGCTGGCTCAATGACGGCGATTTCGGGAGCGTATGATGGCTCTGGACCCTCGATTGCTGCGCGTCACAGCCCGCCAGGGCGTCCCGGCCGAGGAGGTCGTGGCGAAGGCCGCCCGGCCCCTGCGCATCGTCCGCAGGGCCCCAACGGCTGCCGAGAACGAGGTCGAGCGCGCCCTCTGGGGAAAGCACCCCGATCCGAACCAAGCCTGGATCGAGGATCAGCTTTTTGCCGTGGGCCATCGGTTCCTTCACGGGCTCCTCGGCGCCGTGCTCGGCCGGAAGCCTTCGGAGTTCGCCAAGGCTGAACCCGCCCGGGCCCCTGGCTGGGGTGAGGTCATGGCCCTGTTCCAGTCCCAGGCCCCGCCCGAGAAGAAGCTGGCGACCTGGGGCTCTCTCGTGGATGGGTTCACCGCGTCCCTGCTCCCCCCGTCCTCTGTGGCGAACCAGACGGCCATGTGGGCTCTCCGTTCCGCTCTGCTGAACCAGATCACCGAGCGCGTCCACCGCGTGACCACTCCCGGCGCCTGGGATCAAATGTTCCATGTGCTCCCGCCTGCCCAGCAGCAGCAGGTCGAATGGTCGCGGCTGCGGGGCGGTCAGTTCGTCACCCGCATGGCGGAGCAGGCTCGCTCCCAGGTGCTGGACGCTCTGGTCTCATCCCAGATGAATGGCGGGAACCACCACGAACTCTCGCGGGTGCTGCTGGAACGCTTGGGCACCCTTAACCGCGACTGGCGCCGGATCGCCATCACCGAGACCGGGATGGCCGTGGCGAATGGGCAGCTTCAAACCGCGCTGTCCGCTGGCGGCGACTGGGAGGCAATCTGGACGGCCGGGCCCAAGGCATGCCCCTTCTGCCGGGCCCAGAACGGCACTGTGCTTCGGGTCGTCCCTGCTGATTTCCCCAACCTGGACGGCCGTGCGATGGTCTGGCCCGGGAAGCACAATGTTGGCCGCTCTGCCCATCCCACCCGCCGCGATGGCACCCGGCGCACCCCGGACGAAATGTGGTGGCCCTGCCTCCCGGCTCACCCGAACTGCGCCTGCGTCTTCGCCCTGCGGAAGAAGCTGGTTTCCTCGGTGGCCCAGCGCGCGGCTGCAGCCCTGTCCGCCAAGCGCGCCGAGCGGTTCTCCGCCGCCGTGGCTGCGGTATCCTAGTCCCAGGAGGCTCCAATGGCCGAGATCTACTGCAATGGCAAACCATCGACCCCCGCGATTGTCGGCGGCGTCACCTTCACGCTGTTCGATGAGGCGCGCGGGATCTGGTCCGGCACCGCCACCGCCCCCCAGGAGACCGCCCTCTGTCCCACCGGCGCCGCCTTCATGCTGCAAACCGAATACGACCGTTTCAAGGCTGATTTCGATGCCCTGGCGACCTACGACACCGCCATCGCCGCCGCCGAGGTCACCGCTGGAACCACCCCCACCGCCGCGAATGCCAAGGCCGTGCACGATCTCCGGGTGGCGAAGGCTGGCGTTCCCGCGATCATCCAAATGAGGAACGGGAAGAAGAACCCCTTCTTCAGCTAGGCTCGGCGCTTCACGGCTTCCTGAACCAGCGCGTCCCAAATCTCCCGCATCTCTGCAGGGTCCGCCCCATGGGTGGGCCCTTCTTCTGCCATCAGCGCGCAGACCCGGCTGCCCACTCGGATGGCCTCGCGGATGGTGTTCTCCTCGACCCTGGCGTTCGGGTCGAAGATCGCCATCTCCCCCAGGTGCCCGTCCAGGAACAGAAAAAGGTTCCCGAGGTGCTCCAAAACCATCGCCGCCGTGGTGGCGTATGCTTCTGGGCCTCCGATGCCCGTCACCCTGGTGAGCGCGTCCATGGAGAATCGTCCCATGTCCGGCCGCCTTGCGACACTGAAAACGCCCCCGAAGGGGCGCTGTCGGTCGAGTGCTTCCGCTCCCCGCCTACTTCGTGAAGGCGTCCAGGCTCCGGCGAAGGACACTGTTCTCTGCCAGGACCGCGAGGTGAAGCTGCTTGATCTGGTCGATGGCCCTCCGTGCTCCGGCTCGGACGATCAGTCCGGTGACGATGCTGCCCGCCAGGATCCCAAGGATGAAGAATGCCCACTTCTCAGTCATGCGCCTGCCTCCGCGATCAATCTTCCCACGATCTCCTCCAGGATGTCCGCCTTGGCCGAGAGCACATCGGCGGCCGCCTGGGTCGTCCCGCTCACTGGGAAGCAACAGCGGACCACGGCTGCGCGCTCCCGGGCCTGCTGCGCAAGCTGGGCCATCTCCCCGTAGACGATGCCCACCGCCATGGCGCGCGCGTTGAAGGGCTGTTTCTGGCTCATGGCCGCCTCCACTGGAACTGGGTCAGGTTGCCGGGCCCGGGGTGTTCGACCTTCCCGTCTTTCAGGAGGATGCCTAGCTGCTGGGCGACCGTCTTCTCGGTGATGCTTCCGTTCCGGGTCTCGTAGAGGCGGTCCTTGACCTGCCCGGCGGTCATGGCGCATCGGGTCTCGCGCAGGCATGCCAGGATCCGCTCGCGCTGCTCCTCCGCCTTCATGCGGGTCGCGTTCGGGTTGATGACGCTCATCGGCGCGTCCCCAGAGTGGGGATCTCGATGGGGGCCTGCTTCTTGATCCCTTCCAGGACTCCCTGCAGGCGTTCGGCGCACTGGGTGGCCGCCTCCATCGGGGTCATGTCGGCGCTGCTGTGGTCGCTCTTGACCTCCATCTTCACCCCCTCCCCGGGGATGAAGAGGTCGAGGCTGCAATGCCACCCTCGGCTGTTCGTCCCGTATTGACCGAGGCGGGGCTGCCCGTATTTCGCAAGCTGGAGGAGCAGGGATTCTAGGTCCATCAAATCCTCCCAATCCGGCAAATGAGCCCCTGGGCATGGTTCTGGATCGCCACGATGTCCGCCGCCGCGCTGCCGTCCGCCGCGAAGACGATTCCCTTGGCCGCGAAGTCCGCTTCCTTCATCGCCTGCCGGGCTGCGGTGATCTGCTGGGCTGGCGTGGCCCGGTGGCCCATCTGGATCGTGAACCGCCGGAGTTCGTTCTCCAGCCGCTCAATCTCCGCGTGGTCCTTCCGGGCCTGCGCTGCGGCGTGTTCCAGGGCCTCCCTCATGGCTCCGAGGTCTGCCTCCAGCGGCTGCTCGGCTTGGGTGGCGGCGGCCCGCAGCTTGTCCTCATCCCACACCATCTTGGTTAATCCATGGAATGTGCTGGCGTCTGGATGGTCAGGCCCGGGGTGTGTTTTGAATATGACAAGGGTGCTGGGTTCCGTGGCCAGAATACCTGCGAGGACAGATTCCCGCTCGGCTCGCAGGATTGTGGCCTTTATCTGTTGGGCGTTTGGGTTAATCTCCGCCTCAACCTCGATGGCCCCGGCAACCATGACCGCCTCGTTGGAGTAGAAGCCGATCTTCGCCATGTCCTCCTTCGTGGCCCCCTTGTGCTCGGCCCTCCACGAATACTTGATGATGGTCCCGCGCAAGTAGGCCAGGAATCCTCGGTTCCCGAGGGCCGCATGAATGGCCCGGACGCACTCGATTGGCCCGTGGGTGTAGTGGGGTGGATGGTTGACCATGTCGGTCATTGGTTGTCCTCGCTGGTGGTGCGCCGGAACTCCAGAAGTCCGCGCAGGGTTGGGTTGCTCGCCACGAGTGCCCGGGCGATGTAGGCGGTGTGGTTATTGTTGATCTTGAATTCCTCGTCGTTCCTGGCGATGGAAAACTCCC